GTAGTGAGCCAGCAGGCTTGTTTGCCAGAACACGGACGGCTTCACGCTCCCCAGTCGCGGCCATTTGCAGCCGTCCACAACGGACAGCATCGCCTGAAGTTCAGCCACCGTGACAGGAACCGCTTTGACTCGTCTCTGCTCCTCAGTCCGCGGCCTCAGCAGATTAATCGTTGATTTGCTGACCGTCTCTGGCTTCTGCTTCAACATGCCGGCTCGAACACACGCCCCGGCCAGCTTGCCAACTGCAGACAAAGCCTTCGAAGCCATTGCCGACGAATTGCCTTTCACCTGGCTCCGCAGGAACTCAGCATAACCGCGGAGAATCTTCGGCTGCTCCAGCAAGCTCAGCGGCCTGTCGGCCACAACTCGATGCTGAGCCTTACCCCAGGCTTCAAACTTGTGGAGTGCAGCCCGGTTGTCTCTGATTGTCTTCACTGACACTCGCTTTTCCTTGTCACTGGCTGATAGCAATTCGTCGTACAAATCCACCAAACTCCGGGACTCGATCACTTCAGGCTTTGCCGCCTCAACAACTCGGCTCTGTGGTTCAGGGAATACCCTGAGAGGAATTTGGACAACACAACCAGCATCGAACGTGAACTGAAACTCACTAAGAACTGCGGACATGTTTCTGCTCACGAATGAATCCCAAAGAGCCATCCATGATGTGTTGTCACTCCGTCAAAATTTCCGAGCGACCGAGAGCGAGAATCTGTGAATCTCGCAGAAAACATTGAGCCAACTGAGACAATAAAAAAACGACAGCGAGAATTCTCGTTGTCGTTTCGATTGACACTCACAAGTACAATGTGCATCCTGTCCCCCATGAACCCGTCCCGCCGAATCGCCCGTGACTTACGCGCCTGCATTGTCGCAGGCCCGATTCTGCTGCTGATGTGGTTTGCCAGAGGGTGTGCGTGATGGCTGGCTATCTCATGGGGACGTGGTTAGCCTCTGTCATTGCCGGAACCATTATTGCCAGTATGCGCAATAACACATTTGGTGGCTTTGCACTGTGCTTCTTTTTCGGTCCTATCGGCTTGTTCGCTTGCCCGTTCATTGACGCTCGCATTCGATGCCCACAGTGCGGAACGCCGTTGAACGAAGCCCCTAATCAATGCCCGGCTTGCTGGGCTCGTTTTCGATGGAACAAAAGCAAAACGAGATGTGAGTTTGTGGCCTACGAGTTCCGCCGCAATGAGCCAGCTCCGGTAAAACACAGCGAGCCAGAGTGATCTGAACACTCTGGCCCTCCCAGTTCTGTGGTTTTGCCTGCTTGCCGGTCGCAGACTATGACGGTCCTTGCTTTCACAAATTAAAGTAAAAATCCAGAAACTCAGTCATTGCCGTATATCCTGTCGGCACACCCTGATTCTCGTCTTCGTTGCCCCACAATGAATTACGCGATCCATGACAAACGATCCAGCCTGAGCCACACTGCTGCTTGACAATGGTGTTTTTCGCAACCGGGGCAAACAATTGCGTGCCTCCGGAAATTGAACTTCCGGCTGGACCGTCGTATTCGATTTCGCCAGTGATTCCTGTTGTCCATGAATCCGATAAAAACGTGGCTTTGTCATACGGGTTGGGCGTAGACCCGTTGATTGCGTCTTCTCGGCCGAATGTAAGCGAACCTCCGGCATCGCTAATGAGTTGCTCTAAGGCATCATAAAAAGTTGGATCAAGCGAGCGAAAAAGCAGTGATCCGCCAGAGTTCGTAAGGTTTTTGTAGTCGACGCAGCACAGCAACTTTCCGCCAGCATTGACCCAATCTGCAATGATGCCGCGTTGAGTCGAATTAAGGGTCATGATTTGACCCTGAGTAAATGATCCGTCTTTGGCACCAAAGCATCCCAGACAATACACTTCGCAATCATCCAGGTCGCTGAGTGAAGATGGCAGAAGTTGCGTGATCGCGTTGCCGCTGATCGTTTCTAATGCGTCTTTGGCTGGGGCGTAGGCTAGTTGGATGCCCGTTCCGGGAGGCGAACCGAGCCTCAACAAATCGGCATAAACGAAGCGGGGCGGAACATTTGCACCGCCGCAGTGGATCGTCTTGAATTGCCTACGTGATGGGGTGCGTCGCGATGTCGCTTGCTGTTCCGGGCTGCCGGTGCTTGGCCCGGCAATGATGCGAAACTCACGCCGCGTCATATCGGCACAACTCCGCGATCTACAATCAGCACCGTCGACGGTCCGCCAGTTGCCGACATTTCAAATCGTCGCTCGACAATCTGGACGTACCGACGCGACGGAGCGTTACTTGGCGCGGAGTCTAGGCTGATTTCGCGGCCTGCTACTTTGGTAAGCAAATCACCTATCTTGTATTCTTTATGCCAGCCAGGCAGGCGAAATTCGCAGTCCATTTCGGCGTAGTGGTTTTGATCGCGAACCTTTTGAGCGTAGTCGTGAATTTCGTCGTAGTCGTCTCGCTCGTCTGCCGTGCCGGTTAATACAGATGCGTAGTCACCGCTTTCTTGTCGCCATCGGCTTTGAAACTTTTCAGGGGCGACAATGATTTGCTCATTGACGCGAGCATTGACCGCCCACGCTTGCTTCTCTGCGAATCCGCGAAGCCTGTAATCGCCAAACACAGTGCCCGTGATGCGAAGTCGTCCGTTTGTGCTGGCGTCATAAATCTCGACGGGAATATCTTTGCCATCGAAATAGATACCGATCTGATCGGGGCAGAGTTTGATTGTCCAGTTCTCTTCTTCTGGCAGCCATGTCGTTCCGCCATCAGTGGAGTATTCCACTTTCACTGGGCGGCGTTGTGGCTTTTCTTCAGTTGCGTTGTCGTTGGCTTGCCACGTTAGTGGCTCTCCAAGCGTTCTGCGGTGCGGCGTGGCAATCGTAAACACTGTGCTGAGAACAGGAACATCCGCCGTTTGTCCGAGCCTCGATAGTGTTGGATCGATGTCGCCTGCCTCATTGGCCACGAACAGACGCCACGCTGATTCATTTGCGGCGTACTGTGCTCCATCTTTTGACAAGTCTGCGGAAGCAATCGAATCATTCGCCTCTGGCCACGCTGGATAAAGAGGAAGCGTGATTTCTGCTTCCTCGAATCCGCCTAGAACGACAACCTGGTTGAAGCTGTCGCCGATTGAGTTGCTGACAACCAACTGATTAACGTTGGCCGTCGCCGCTTCGACAGCAGCTCCAACCGCTGGCCAGTATAGCTCTTTCTCTTCGCCTGTACCGATCTTGAAAAACACGATCTGAGGCAGAGCCTGTTCGTAATCGATCCAGTGATTGTATCCAAGTGGGATCAGGATCTTGTCGAGTGCCGCTGGAAGTCGCAATCCAAGTTCAATGACCACATTCCGGATTGGCGGTGCTCCAGTAAGGACATCGAGATCAACGGAAACCGGACGTGCTATAAACTCGGCATCTGGATTCAGCAACTCACACAGTGCTTGAATGGCTTCATATAATGTCCACTCTTCTCGAACCTGTCCCTGATACGTTTGTCCCACGGACGAGTCGGCAATTTCCGGGTGTGTCCACAAGTGCCCGCTGAGCCCTGTTCCAGTGCGTGTTTTATCCGAGCGGTTAAACACGGTCTTGTCGTCGATTATCGGATTGAAAACGATATGATCCGCGATTTTCTTCTCGCCGAGATCAATTGCATCCCAAACGAGATATCCCGTGACAGGCTCGCCGAAATGATACGGCCTCAACTGGCTTGTCGCTGTCAGCGATTCACCGTCTTGATCAACCCGAAATCCCTCGCCCACATAGTCGCCGCGATGAATCACAGTTCCGTCAGGTTCAGGAAAGCGAATCTCGACCACGCGAGCAAATGACGCGGGTTGCTCACGGTTCTCTAGCGACTCGGTTAAAGCATACTTCAAATCTGCATAATCAATGCGAGATCCCGCAGACTGAACCACAATTGAGCAGTAGACATTCTCAAACGTGTCGGCATCGCCTGGTGCGGTTCCGCCATCTGGGCCAAGAAGAACGGTGAATTCTTCGTAGGCGACGAACAGTGCGTCGTCACTGTTGAAAATGTCGGTGCTCATTAATCATAACCCTCAATACACAAGAACATCGACGTAGCAACTCGCAGTATTTGCCTTCAGGTAAATCGATGCCTTTGATGGCCCGATTTCAAATTGCGTCGCGACCGAGGCGGGCCTGAGATAAATCGGGTAGTCGGTCGTCGTCGTTCCAGCTTCGACGTAGTTTGTTGCATCATGATTGTAAAGGATGCAAAAACGCGGGTTCGTCACACCATGCGTGACAGTGACCTCGCCTGTCGTGATCAAATGCCGTTTGCGATAGATCACCAGCGGCGTGTATGTCACGCGAATCCGGCCTGGATTGAAGTCGCTGCTGATTACCCCGGAGGACAAAAGCAATCTCAGGGTGCTTGTTACTTCATTCGCCATTATTCTTCACCTTTCCCGCGTCGCCGAATCCCGGCTGCGCAATCGTTTTAAGTTGCTTCTGACGGTGATCGTCAAGGCTGCCTTTGCCGTCCCACGTCGCATCAACGTCGACGACATCTTTCGGCACTGGCTCAACATCTGTTTCCTGCTCAACGTGAATCGTATCGTCGTCAACTTCATTGCTCATGATTTCACCTGCCTAAAACTAAGTATGCCTTTGCAATTCCAACCGTTCACGCCTGAACCATCCAGCCACGGATCTTCTTCGGGTGTGAAGCCGTTAAAGATCACGTTCAGAAACTGCAGCCCGTCAACATCGAGCGTGCCAGCCGCGTTGATTTCGTCGTTTAACGTCACGATCCCGGCGTGTAAGTTCGCGTGCGACGAATAGCCGGTAAGCTGAAGCCAGCACGTCAAGTCTCTTCCGCTCAGCTTTCCCGTCAGGATCACTTCACCAGTCGCCCCGAACCATCGCTGCGTTACTCGCGCGGCATCGTACGGCCCCGGCTTGACGCTCCCGTTCAGGTGCGATCCTGTGTCGATTCGTTCAACATTGTCTTTGTCGGTCAGTGTTATCGTCATGGTGCCGTCGCCGCTGGTAGCGGTGCCTCTTTGGGTCTCACGGCAGCTTGTGGTGGACGCTGTTGGGGGAGTTTGTTGATTTGCTGTATTGCCTCACGAGTCTTCACCTGTTCGTCGCGAAACTCGGTGAATCTGTCAAGCAAACTGTTGATGAGATTGCCTGTGCCTGGCTGGATTGCATTGAGTCCGCTGATAGCGACTCGCCCACCTCGTTCCTCGTCTCTGGCTCGTGCTGCAACATCTAACGCCATTGCACCACCCGGAAGAATAGGAGCTACCGCCCCAGCGACACCGCCTCGAATTACCATCTCCTGCTGTTTCTGCTCAACGATTGCGTCAAGCTCACGATTCCTCATGTCAATTTCTTGGAGCTTATTGGCGTTGGGCATCATGTCGACAAGCTTCTGGTTCTCCAGCCTGTTTCGGGCTGCCTGCATTCCTCCTGATGCTGTCTGTAAATCAGCGTTGAATTGATCCCCGTTTTGTTGAGACTTTTGCAGCTCTTGAATTCTCGGAACACTATTAATGAGCAAGCGAGCCGACGCAACGTTTTCCGTTCCGAACATTTTCCCGAGGGCTGCGTTACGGTCAGCCTCTGGCATCTTGTCAGTAGCATCCTTCACGGTTTTCAACACCTGAGTGAGCGACTCACCGACGAAGTCGACTTGCCCTGCATCGACCCCAATGCGTTCCAGATTCTGCTTGTTTTCCTTTGTTAGATCACCGGCCTGAAGTTTGTTGACGAAGTTCCGAAGTCCTGTTCCTGATTCTGCCGCTGGCAAGACTTCGCGAAGTGCAGTGAAGCCAGCCAAAGCTTCGTCAATTTTGATGTTGGCACCCTCAAAGACAGAAGCATTCTTCGCGAAGTCCTGAAGCTCCGTCAATTGAAAGTCAGTCTGCTTGAAAAGGCTCTGTGCGGATACGGCAATCTGTTGCAGGTTCTGATTTGTTTTCTCTAAGCCGTACGCATTTAAAGCCTCGGCAAACGCTGATACCAGTTCATCAGGCGACCCCTGAAAACTGCTCGCCTGCATCGTGTTTAGAATTGTTTGCAGCGATCCGGACTGGACAGGATCTTTGAATCCAGATCCGGCCAATTGCGTAGCCGCTTGAAAACCAGATTCAGCAGCGACCCCCGCCTGCGATGACTGCTGAATAACTTTAAGCGATTCCGCTTGCCGTTCCTCGTCTGTCAGCCCAGCCTGAATCTGCATTTTGCGGGCGAGCGTGTCTAGATTAACAGCCTGTTCCGCTCCCCTTGAAACAATATCGCGTTGAGCTTGGGCGACTCTGACCAATGCCGCGTAAAGCGTTCCGCCGGCCGCAGCCGCAACAGCCATTCCGCGTGCAACGTTTGGCCACGGGCTTTCTGTGTCCTGCTTCAATGATCTGTTGGCGTTGTCTAGTGCTCGTTTTAGTGCGTCGACCTTCTGCCGTTGCTTTTCGAATTCGGCAGACCCGATTCGCAGTTTTTTCAACTGCTCTTCATTGTCGCTGACTTCCTTTTCGAGTCGATTAAACGAACCGGCCAAAGCAAGAACTTCCGGTTCGATCGTCTCGACTTCTTTTTTTGCCTGCTTCAAAGATCCACGAAGCTCATCGACTTTCTGTTTCTGCCTGGTGAATTCTGCTGATCCGATTTTAAGCCCGTGCAGAGCCTTTTCATTTTCCTTGATCTCGGCCTGCAATGCGTCAAAGGATCCAGTCAGAGCAATTACCGGAGCGTCCAGTGTTTCAATCTGCTTCTTTGCGAGCTTAACTGATTCGCGAAGCTGATCGACAACAGCTTTCTGCTGTTCAAACTCTTGCGTCCCGATCTGCAACGCTTTCAACGCGGCTTCGCTGGCCCTTAGTTCCTGCTCCAACTTATTGAAGCTTCCGGCCGCCGCGTCTGCCCCCTGCTTAGACGTATCGCTGAGCTTCTGCATCAGCTTTTCTTGACGTTCGATCTTGCTGTCAATCTTCTGAATCGTCGCCAGCATACTCTGTGCTGTCGCGATCCATTCCACCGTGATGATCTCATCAGCCATCAGATTTGCCTCTCTGTAGCCCCAGCGTCGAGAGGAACGTATCCATGATGTGATCTTTGCCAGTCCACATGTCGAGACGCACAGCAACTTCTGGCAGCAGTCTGTAATTGACTCGCAGCAACTTCAGCAACCAGTTAATCTGCACAGACGGCTCAACACGGAAAACCATGTCACGAACGCCGAACGATTGCAGATACTCATCACGGATCAACTTAGCTTCGTCGCACATCCACGAGAATTGGCGGATGGTTTCCCATCGCATCGAGCCGTCGTCGGCATAGACCGCCCTCGCGTCGACCGTGTCAGGTGTCGGCAGTTTCCACTTTGCGGATCCGAACTGAGTTAGCGGCCCGGACTGCGTGTAATGCCTGCGAAGTTCGTTTTCCTTCGGCTCTTCCTTAGTCCAAAACCCCACGTAATAAAGCGGCTTCCCGTCGATCTTCTGGACCGACGGAACCCACTCCTGCTCAGTTGGCGAGTAATCGTGCCGAGAGCCGATTGTGTGCATGTGTGCGATCATCATTCCGGCCATTTCATTTGGCCCGCTCATGCACCGCACGGCATTATGACCGCCGAGCAAATCGAGCAACCCCGCAGCTTTTGCGCGGTCCTCGATCTCGGGTGCTGAGCAATCCGGAATGAATGTGAGGAAATGCACTCAATAGCCTCTCGCAAATTATGGCAGAGCAACGGCAGTCGCTGCGGTCAGCACTTTGCCGTGTAGCGTGATTGTCGCGGATCCATCGTCGTTATTGCTGACGGAAACGCTGTCTGTGTCAGCAAGGCCCGCAGCGAAAGTGAATCGAATATGCTCGGCTGTCGCACCGGCCGTGAACGTTCCAGAGTCGGCCCGCTTCTTCATATAGAAGTTGGCGGAAGTCATCGCTGTGAAATCGCCGACAGTTCCGGCAATTGCGTCGAAGTCGTTTACGGTGAGCTGCATCGTCGGCATTGCCGCCTTGATCGATGCGAACAGCGGAAACAGTGATCCGGATCCCAGAGGCGGTTTCACAACTTCAATGCCTGGAGTCACTCGGAAGGACTGAACGCCCGCGATTGCCGTCCCGTTAATGTAGCATGGCCCGAGCGTGTATTCTGCACTGAATGACTGTGCCGCGATGGCTGCGGAAACAGTGTCGTCGCAGCCCTTCACAAGACCGTCAGCCGAAAGCCAATGAACGTCCATGTTCGCCAAAGCGAAGTCACCGTCCTGGCTGGCCTCAAATGACGTGGGAACGATCAGAGCGTTCGCCCCGGTCAGGTTTACGTTGTTTGATCCCGAGACGAACAACGCACCGGCTGAACGAATCTTGAAGGGAATCGTGATTGTACTGGCAAGAAGAGACAGGCCAGCGCTGCAAAATGTACTCGTGTTCAATGCAACCAACGCGGCCAAGTCGCCTGAGACGATCTGCGAAATCTCCCCGCCCGATTTGCCACTAATCTGAACGACGGCCGCACCGCCTGAATTCATGGCCTTGCGGTGTTCCTGATTGGTCGAATGGTTCGCGGTCGTCACCTGCCGAATGTTAGTTGCACCAAACAGGGCATCCGCACATACAAAATATTTGGCCATTATTTCGTCCTTCGTTTTCGTTTGCGGCTGTTGGCCGGGTTCAGTGCTGCGATCCTGTAATCGATCGCCAGTCGTTTTCTTTCTTCAGCGATTTCCGCCTTCGACATAACCGCGATTTCTCGCTTCTGCCACGATGCCATTCGCCTAGTGTTTTGTCGGGTCCATCTGGCCTTCTGCTGCGGGCTCATTGCTGCCCATTCTTCAGCCGGTAGTTTCGACCCTAGTGCCGCCCTGATCTGCAGCCTTGCTCCGTCTGGTGTCGCCGTGATCTTCGTCCTGATGGACTCCTTCATCTTTCCGCTGGCAACGTTCGGAAGATTCTTCGTCCGGTACAGTCTCGCCTTTGTTTTTTCCCACTTGGCCGATCGTCGCCGGGCTCCGTATTCGGAGTAGGCCACCATCTTAAAGTGCTTCGGCAATCGATTCGCAACATGGCGTTCCATGTTCTCGCGATTTAATTGCCGCATGATTCTGTTGTGAACTCGCGGAAGTAGCTGTGCCCGCTGGATCTCCGTAACGATGTTAATCGTCATATGAAATCAACCCCGAGCGACAACACGAAGTTCCACTCACTCCCGCCGCCGTTGTTGTCCGGATCCAATCTCCCAGGCATCAGCGGAATGTCGACGGTCTTGACCATCTCGCCACCATCGCGGATCAGTGTCGTATTGATCGCGTCAAGCAATGCTGAAAACTTCTGCCAGATCCAAATGTACTGCGTTCCGTAAGTCGCTTTCTCTGCGTCCGGCATTTCCAAATAGAACCGGATCTCAAAGACCGCCGTTCCGTGAAGCCTTGTCGCTTTCCACGTCGTCGCCAGGCTTGTGATATCCAACACGATGCAGGGATTTGAGCTTGATGTTGGTTCGTCCGAATCAAGCTCAACGGCCCCGTAATGAATTTTCTTCGCTGCTTCTGCCGATGTTGATACGCCGCAAATCGTTTGCCATGCGGGCAGTGCTGAAAGCATTGTTCGCAGGCTCGTGAGTGCGGTGCCAACATCAAGAGCAGCCATTACAGATCACCAGTGCGGAACACTCGCCCGCCTTTGACTTCCTGCTGAGTTCGTGCGAGCTTTGCCGTTTTCATTCCCTGCATTGGGTCAGACACATGAACAACTTCGTATCGAAACGCCCCGATCTGGACCGCATCGGCTTCCGTGAGCGTCGACGTTTCGGCAATGTCGAACGTTCGCAAATGCGTGTAACCGCGCCCGCGAACGTCGTCGATTGCTGGCATGTCGTCGCCGGGGATGCCGATGATGGTCTTGATGTTGCCTGCATCACCTCCAACAAAACGCTGGCATGTTTCGGCAAAGTCATCGACTTGCAGAAACACATCAGCGACGTCGGAAATTATCAGGGTTTTCAAGGACATTACGCACCATAGGCGAAGTTAAAGATTGGCCGGACAGTAGCAACTGTGATCGACGGAACGCCTGTTCCTGATGCCTTGGCAACTGCGATGTAAGGCTGAACGTTCAGACCAGCCCCGAGTGCCGACATGTCGAACGTCGTGGCTTCTGCAACTCGCTCGCCTTCGATGAAAAATCGAACGTCGGAAAGACCTTTTTCGAAATCGATTTTGAAGGTCTTGTAGACTGCCGCCAATGTTTGGCCGGTTGCCTTGTCGTCGTTGTCGACCGTTGCGTCATCCGTTTCAACAACCACCGCGGTGGTTGATGCTGATCCCTGCATTCTGAACCAAGCGTTGGTCGCGATGCTGTCAAAAGTTGCATTGTGAGCTGATGCAAGTCCCATCACGATTGTGGTCACAGAGTCGACACCGGCAACCAGTGCCACGAATTCGATGTACTTCAGCGTGCGAACGTCGAACGCCAGCACGTCGTTGTGATACAGGACAGCAAGTTGAGATTCGCTGGTGCTTGTCAAAGTCAGCTTGGCTGCACCGCCGTCAGCAGTAACGCACAAAGCCGTTGGAGTCGTTCCGGTCAAAACCGCCGTCCAACCGTTCTGGCCTGGCGTCGTCGTAAATGCCTGAGCCCGTGTGAAATGTTCTCCGCCGACAACTGGCCATTCGACTGTTCCACGATTGATCATCGCTATTCACCTTTCGAGATTGTTCGCCCCTCTCGGGGACTGAGCTATTCGCGGGAAACATTCCCGAACAGTAACACTGCCGCAAGCCAGCCCTGGGAAGGGCTGGCTCTTGGCTAACTCAGAACGTGGTCGATTACGCCTCGCCCTTATGCTTTTGAATCCCGCGATGGTCGAGAGCCTTGGCAGCCACTGACTGCAGCACGTAATAAGTGCTGGCCAAGGTGTGCTCGTCTCGAACTTCGCGAACCTGTGGCGTTTCCTGTCCTGCCAGGAATGTGACCTCGACTGTTTCAACTCGCGTTGGTTCTGCGAACAGATACCAAGCGACGGTTGAGGCAGCGTCCAGAAGCGGCTCAACGACCAGCTTCAGCGACCGTGTTGGGTTGAATGTTCCGGCTCCGGTTGAACCCGGATCGTAAATGGAATTCACCAGCACTTCTGCCGTCGTTTCCAGTGATGCTGGGACAACGAGGTAAGCCGGAGTCAGGTTCAGGATGTCCGCTGACTCTGTGCCCTCTGGCGTGTTCTCGCCTCGCATCAGCCGCATCAGTGCTTTCAGCGTTCCGAGTGTTGTTGAACTTGGAGCCCCAGTTCCGGTTGTCAGATTCTTTCGGAATCGGAGCCCGGCTGGCGTCTCAAGAAACAGCGCCTGAGCGTCTCGCATCGTTGGGTTGCTCGTGACCTGTGCCCATGCAACCGTGTTGACAGTTCGTGCTGCCGCATCACCCAACTTCATTGGAGTTGATGTCAAAGCTGACATGTCATCGTTGACAATCAGCTTGTAGCCGAAGTCAATCCCAATCGATCGGCACTCGACCGCATAGGTCGCTTTGCCGTCTGCCATGCTCGCCATGTCCGGACGAACTGAATCATTCCAGACTGGCAGGTTTGGAATGGCTCCCAACTGCATCCGGTGGATGTTTTTAAAGTCGGTTGCCGACTGGCCCTGCTTCATTGGCCCGCGCCATGTGGCAGGGACTTCCTGATACCCGATCATCATGGACTTGTTGACTGCGTCCAGAGTCAGATTGCTGAATGAACCTGTCCCATGATAGGCCGCACCGCCTGCAGCAGCACGGATGCCAGCCTTTTCAGGTCCGAACATCGCACAGATTGCAATCTGGTCACGAGTCAAGCCGAGCGTCTGAACGCCGCGTGAGCGGACATATTCCGTGGCCATGTCGAACAGTGTCGCATGACGGAAGGTGTCGGCCGCTTTGCTTCGCTGTGCCGCTGGGTAATACTTTTCGAGCTTGGCTTCGTCACCATTCAAAGCGGATCGGCAAGCGGTCAGAGTCAATGCTGATCGAAGATCGACCTCAAGTCGCTCCGTACCGCTGGAAACGTGGCGAACAGTCACGCCGTAGCCGATGTTTTCTGTCTGCTTGGCCTTTGCGTCTTTGATGTGTTTTCGCACGGCCGCAATGTCTTCCAGTCCTCGACAAGCGTCGACTTCGCCGGGCATGTCGGACAGTTCGCAAAGTTCACGCACATCGACCTCAAAGGCCTTGCGAGTTGCAGCCTGATCGGCGATCGCTTGACGGGTTGCATCAGCGACCAACTTGGCAAGATCTGCAGCAGTTGGCAGCGTCTGAGTCTGCTGGCTGCGTTCTTCTTTCTTTTCCTCTTTCTTGACTTCGCCAAGCTTAGCGGCGTTGTCGATTAACCATCGCTGAGCTTGTTCGTCGGTGAGATCTGCTGACATGCCTTTTGACAGCAGCAAAGCGCGGAGTTCTGCGTTCATTGTGAAATCTTCCTGTTCTTCTGAGGACTTGAAACGGACCTTTGCGGGGTCCAGCCCACGCAACTTTGCCTGATCATCTGCCCCGATCGGAGTCAACGAGACTTCCCGGAGCCGCCACTTCGTCACAACATTGACCGGCCCTTCATAGGTCCGATTTCCGATTGTCTTTTTCGCCCCGGCTTCAATGTACTGGCGTTTGAGAACGTCATATCCAACTGAAACATCGGTGATATGCCCGTCCCGAACGCCGCCAAGTGCGTCGTCAGATTCTTTACTTTTACGAAATACCAGCGTCGCCGTGATCTCGTTCCCGTTGACTTTGATTTCACGAGCTGAGCCCAGCTGATCTTTGACGGATCGGCGTTGGTGTGAATCAAGAAACGGAACCTGTCGATTCGATGGAAACTCTGCCCCGGATGGCAACAGAACTTCCGGAACCATCGCTTGCCGGCCCCAGTCGGGCATATCCACCGGCTGCTCGGTGCTGATAACGGCCTCGACACTTCGGCCCTCTTCGTTGAACGTTGCGGCTCGTACGATTAAAGATCGATAGTTTGTGTCGGCCGTAGCCTGGTCTCTCTGGCTGCGTTTACGCATCGAGAACTTCCTCCAGTAAATCGTCTTCAACCGCATCTTCTGGCGATTGCTCTTCGCTCGAAGCCGCCATTTGCTGAACGGCCATTTGATCCTGAGCGTCGATGCCCATGATGTTATTGATGACTTCTGTCGGGATGCCCTTGGCCTCCGCTACTTCGTAAAGCTCAGCGACATCGTTTAGCACGTCTCGCCAGTTCACGTTGATCTTGGCGCATTCCATTTGAAGCGAAGAAAGCCCAGCGTGAATTCGTTCGCTGGCTGCTCTAACGTCATCCTTCGGATTGATGGAAAGAGCGACGGGGCCTTGCCAGTTTGCCGATGAAAACATTTCCGGATTAGACTGGAACTCTTCAGCCGACACGATGCCATCGAAGTAGCCTTCAAAGACTGCGGTGCGAAGAATTGTTTCCCAAATTGGCTGGCAATAATGCGACGCGAACCACTCCTGCACAATCTGAATCTCAGGCCAGCAATCGTTGTCTGCTGATCGCTCCGAACTGAATGAACTGTTGCGGTAGTCGCCGGTGACAGTGCTGGCTTTCGTGCCTGGCAAAGCTGCCGCCGTGCCTCGCTGAAGATGCTGCACGAACGCTTCCGGGTTCATGTTTGGCTGATTAGGCGAAAGCAACTCGAACGATCCGTCTTTCCCTTTGTTGATCACCATTCCCGGCTGAATTTTATTGATCGTGTTGCCGTCGCTGTCGGTCAGATCAGAACCGTCAGCGGAGTTTGAGTTGTATTCAGTTCCCTGATTTAGCCCGAGCTTATTGGCCCCGGTCGGCTTGCTGTAGGCTGCGACCATACACGATGCCATCGCTGAGGCGGTAAGCACGTTGTATTCGAGGTCTTCTGTGCGTCTCGCACGAAGAATTGCAGACGCGAACCACGGTACTCCGCGAACTTCGTCGATGTCTTCTTCAAGATATAGATGCCCAATCTTGTCGATTGGTACTCGCGTCGCTGTAGCTGGAGCTGCGGCTGCATCAGAAACCAGGTTATTCTTGACCCAATACGCAACCCGCTCCTCGTTTGCGTTAAATTCAATTCCGCGAAACAACCGATGCCCTTCCGGCAGTGTGGTTCGCAAGATTTCTGATTCACTGGCAAGTCTGCACGTATCGACCAACTGCAGGACCACCGCAATCGGCAGGTTTCGGCGTAATTGTTCAGCCTGACTTATCGGCTTCATCCTATAAAGCGTATCGCCTGACAAAATCGTTGACCGGAATGCCAATCTTTGCTGGCATCCCATCGTCAAGCCGCCTTTTCCGGGCAGTCCACGAGCATCGAATCCGCTCTGCAACTGCTCCCACAACTGCATTGCACGCTCACGAAAAGGCACATTTGGAGTGCCATCCGCGAACATTGCCAGCGATTCAGGGTGCATCCCCTTGCCGATCACCTTGGCTTCCAAGGATCGGACGATTTTTCGGCAGCTTGGATTGTCTCGGTACAGATCCCACGACTGAGCGCGTAGAAATTCGATTCGGCTTCCAGCAACTTCGTTTTCTTTTTGGACAACTCCGCGAAGTGCGTTGAGCCGATTCAGGTTTGCGGCTGCGTACGGACCTTTTGCAGTGCCTAAAAGTTTATTGACCTGCTGAATTGTGGCCCGTGCTTCCATGCGGCGAAGCTGAGCCGCTGGCGAAAAGATGCCGACGATAGAATCAATCAGGTTCATAGGCTTGGCTCTCCGAGTGACAGAAGAGAGCACATTGAACCTGTTGAACCCATTGCAACTTCGTCCATTAACTCTTTTCGAGTCTGTCGAAGCTGAGCCAAATCCGCCATTCTTTGCCGACGACCGCCCGGACCCTGATACTCTTGTGAGGTCAAAGCCTTCAAGATTGCGGCGTTAGTCGCGTCGAGAAGATCGGAGGCAGTTGTCATGCTCGCAGTTTGCGAGATTCAATGACAAATGTCCTTACCAGTGTTGCTAGTGTGGCAAAAGAATTATCGCTCACCGTCCAGTCTGACAATCCGATGCTCAACCTTGATCACCTCAAGCTTCACTTCGACTGTCCAGGTGTGACCGCACGGGCCGCGATCGCCCTTTGTGCATTTGTCGCACTTGTAGTACCGCGTCCGGCCATGCGTTGAATACGCCGTGCCGTAACCGCCGTTTCCAGTCCAGCAAATCGGGCAATGGCGATACTCTTCAATGGTTCGCAGTTGCGGCTTTTCGACTGGCGTTTCAGCAATTTTTTGAACTGGTTTTTCTGGTCTCTGTTTACTCATTCCAGTTCCTTCCGTCCGGCCGCTGCGTTCCTTGGTTAACAATGGTTTTCCCCTGTGTGTAAATCCCAGACCGAGGCGGAAAGCCTCCATTCTCCGACACATACGCCTGAGCCAGAGCAAGCCCGTACCGAATTACGTCACGTAAATCGTTCGGCTCGTTTTCGTGTTTCTTGACCCACATCAACTTTGCATTGCCGCGCGAGTCCATTTTGTCCGCGATCGTGCCGTTGCAAAGCTGTTCAAGCAGGTCAGTATCATTTTCCGAACCAGTGCACAGCGATAATGATTCAGGTTCTTCTGGTAGTCTCTCATCAAGTCGGGCCTGAAGATCGGTTTCCCAGAAGTCAGTGTTGACCATTAGCAGTTGCTGACCTGCATTGTCGCCTCTTTCAATCTCTGCAAGACGATACGGCAGCCCAGCAAGATCAGTCGATGAGCCTTTGATTGCAAGAAGGCCGGCGTGATCATTGCAAAAGTCGTACGTCTTTTTTGTGTCCCATCCTGAGTCTACAGCCGCCGCATGTGGAAGCATTGGATTGCCGCCGTCAGCGTGGATGAATGGATTGCGAATTTGAGTGTCCCAGATTTCTTGCAACGAATGGTTGTAGCCGTAATCAACCAAATGTGCCCGGCCATCAAGCCCGTGTGCCATGACTCCCCAGACCCGAAACCCGCCGTCAGATGCTTGCTGGTCGATCGTGACGGTCAAAAGCCGAGTCCACTCTGGCAATACTCGCCTCTTCATATCTGTTTTCAGTCGCTCACCAACTATTTCAGGCGTCGACTTTGACCGTCGAATCTCCCACGTTTCGCCGATGTAGGAATTGACCACGTCCTGTAGATCTTTCGGCCGCTTCTGTGCCAAGATCCACCGGCGCGGAAAGCTCCCCCACGTCTCAGTGAGTGCGTACCAACTTGCCAGCGGTCCAAATCCGACCGTGTCGGATCCATGCCGCTTGGCTCGTCCGTGAATCTTGCCATCCAGTGTGATCGCGCAGCCGTCAGGAACCCAAACGCCACGCCGCAACATGATCGTTCTGTGATGGTTTTCAATCTTCTTTTCGCAGAACTTGCAGACGTAATGAGCCGTTGCAAAGGCCAGCTCCGCATCTGAGTGCCCTGTTTCCGGATGCTCCCACGCGAACCCGCCAGGCTTTCCCTGCTCGCCTCTGACTAAGACCTGAAATTCTCCGCAGTGCGGGCACGGAACGTATCGACGATGCTGATTTGATTCGCTCATCATCTTTTCGATTCTCGACCGGCCTTTGATCGTCGGTGTTGATTCGAAAATGATTTTGTGATCTGGAAAGCCTTTGAATCGGTTTACGAACAGTTTCAGCGAGTCGCCTTCGTCCGATGCTGAGCCGTCCCATTTATCAATCTCGCTGGCATGACCGAAGAACGCTCCGACATCGGCAAGGCTCGTTTCGGATCCAGACCACCCAACAAAGACCTGGCATGCCTCCAGCTTAACGTGCAGCTTGCTTCGACGTGCTTCGGGTGGCAACTGCTGCCTGACGCCTTCCGTTGACGCAAGAATCGGGTAAAGCCTTGAGCCAACGACTCTGCCGGCCGCGTCTTTTGTTGGGCCTGCAAACATCATGTTGCGTGGATTTGTGCCAGCAACCTTGGTAATCAATGACAGTGCCGTCGTCGTCTTGCCGAGTCTGGATGCCCATTGCAGCACGATTTGCCGAACTCGCGATGAATCGAACGCCTCAAGAACTCCGTCAACGTGCGGATAAGCTGCTAGCGAAAACGGCAAGCCGCTGGTTTCCGTGCCTTTTGGCATCGTGACATACTTCGGCAGCCATTCGGCAGACGAAATCTGTTCGTGAGGTCGCAGGAATTTCGTTGCGTTGAGTCGAATCATTCCCGTGCTTCCTCCTTTCCAATCTCTGCCGTCTCAAGTCGTCGCTGTGTTGCCAGCAACATATCCCGGCAATGCCTGTCTGTTTCCTCTCGCACGAAGTCTTTCAATTCCTGCGGTGCTGATGCCGCCAGCATCTCTGGCAACTGCATCACGCCCGTTCTCAATTCAATTAGTGCTGTCGATGCCCATAGTTCTACGTCCTGCCGATCGATCACAGATCCCTTCTCACGATCCAATTCCAACCGCTTTGACTCGACCTGAATCTGTCCTAGCTCAAAATCCTGCTGTCTTTTTGCCGCTGCCAAATCTGTCTGCTGAATCCAGTTGCACCGCCATTGAACTATCTGCTTGATCGGCCATCGCCCGGGCTCCCCCGGCATTGCTGGCGTTTTCAGTCTCCACTGCCTGACTGTGTGCTCATCCAGCCCGAAAAACTCTGCTACTTCTCCCAATGTTTTCAGGTCAAACCGATCACGCTCTTTGGTTGATTGCTCAACCTCGGCAACCAACTGCATGACCGCTTCAAGGTCTTCAGGAGTTTCCGCCGAGCCGAGCAATTCTTTCAGCGAGTTTTCGTTTTGACTCTGCAAAGTTGTCTGCCGTTACCGGGCCTAGTTCGTGGGTGTGACGGTGTTCCACTTGCTGGGGCATACCATCGGCTTCGATCTTCAAATCCTGTGCGACCATTTGCCGAACTTCAGCAGCCGCGCGAACAGCCAGTTCCTCATCCGGGGTTGTCAGGGCAATCTTGACGACTCGATTGGCGATTCGCTGCATGTCGCTCGGATCGCTCAGCCAGCCCTGTCGCCTCGCTCTGCCAATCAACTGCAAATCCCTCTGAATCACCCTAACTGGCTGATCCTCGCACAGTACGGCCCCTTCCCCGTTATCTGGCTGAAAAACCATGTTGTCCATCGCCTCAAAAAATCCTTAGAGACACATTTAGCCCGCAGCGAACC